ATGACTGCAAGCAAAATCACGCCGGTCCGCGCCGGCGGCGCCGCCGTGCGCAAGTCCAGCGGGCGCAAGACAGCTAAGGGCCGGGCGATCACCGGCAAGGCCATCGCGGCCAAGCCCGTCGCCAGCGCCGTCATTACCAACGAAGGGGCGGGGCGCAAAAAGGGGGCGTGCCAGACGCGCTGCGCGCGCTGGAACGGCCGGCGACGGGCGCTGTTTCTCGCCGCGCTGACCGAGACGGCCAATGTTCGCCGATCAGCCAAGGCGGCGGGAATGTCGCTGGCGGCCGCCTATGCCCTCAAACGGCGCGACCCCACCTTCGCCGGGGCTTGGAAGGAGGCGCTGGAGATTGGCTACAGCGAGGTGGAGATGGCGCTGCTGCGGGAATCACTCAATGGCAGCGAGCGCATCGAAACGGTGAAGGAGGGCGAAAACAAGACTCTCAAATATATCAAGACGGTGCGCAGCTTCAATTTCTCGGTGGCGGTGCGGCTGTTCATGGCGCACCGCGCGGAGGTGCTGGCATTCCGCCTGGCACGGGGCGACGAGGCGCCGGATACGGGCTCGATCGAGGAGACCGAGCATTATCTGGCGCTGATCCGCGCGCGGCTCGGAGAGACTGACGACGAGACGGCAGGTGACGACGACACCGGGAGCCGTGGCGCGCCGGTGGCGATTGCCAGCCCCGCTTTGACTGATGCGCCGGAGCCGGGCGGTGGCCACGGAGAGGCGGATGCGGGAGAGAACCGATGACTGACGGCCCGCGATCCAGACTGGAGCAGGTCTCGGTTCTGCCGGCCGACCAACGCGCGGCGCTGCTCGCCGACCTCGGAAAACCGGGGCGGACATGGCTGCGATCGGCCTGGCGCACCCAGGCGCGCCCGTCGCAACTCCCGCCGCCGGGGGCCTGGTCGGTATGGCTGATGATGGCCGGGCGCGGCTTCGGCAAGACGCGCGCCGGGGCGGAATGGGTGCGCGCGATCGCCGAGGCGGACGGATCAGCGCGGATCGCGCTGGTCGGCGCGAGCCTGCACGAGGCGCGGGCGGTGATGGTGGAGGGCGCCAGCGGTCTGCTGGCGATTGCGCCGCCCGAGCAGCGGCCGCTCTGGCAGCCGGCGCTGCGGCGTCTGCGCTGGGCGAACGGGGCGAGCGCGACCATCTACGGCGCGGCCGAGCCGGATTCGCTGCGCGGGCCGCAGCATAGCCATGGCTGGGCGGACGAGATCGCCAAATGGCCGCGCGCGACCGCGGCGTGGGACAATCTGGCGATGGGGCTGCGGCTCGGCGTGTGGCCCCGACTGATGGCGACGACGACGCCGCGCCCGGTGGCGCTGGTGCGCCGGCTGGCCGGCGACCCGGCGGTGCGGATCACGCGCGGACGGACATGGGAGAATCGCGCGGCGCTGCCGGCGGCGTTCCTGGCGGAGATGGCGCGGCAATTCGGCGGCACGCGGCTGGGGCGGCAGGAACTGGACGGCGAGTTGATCCTTGAGGCCGACGGCGCGCTGTGGACGCGCGACCTGCTCGATCGCTGCCGGGTGACGGCGGTGGATGCGGCGGGGCGCGAAGGCTTCGCGCGGCTGGTGGTGGGCGTCGATCCACCCGCCGGCGACCATGGCGATGCCTGCGGGATCATCGTCGCGGCGGTGGACGAGGCCGGGCGGGCCTGCGTGCTGGAGGATGCGACGGTCGAGCGCGTCGGGCCGGAGCGCTGGGCGCGGGCGGTGGCTGCTGCGGCGGCGCGCTGGCAGGCGGACCGGGTGATCGCCGAGGCCAACAATGGCGGTGCGATGGTGGGCGCGGTGCTGCGTGCGGCGGACATCGCGCTGCCGGTGCGGCTCGTCCATGCCGCGCGGGGCAAGGTGGCGCGGGCGGAACCGGTCGCGGCGGCCTATGAGGCGGGGCGGGTGCGCCATGCCGGGCTGTTCGCGGCGCTGGAGGACCAGCTGTGCGGGCTGATCCTGGGTGGTGGCAATGAGGGGCCGGGGCGCTCGCCAGACCGAGCCGACGCGCTCGTCTGGGCGCTCAGCGCGCTGCTTCTCGCGGCGGGCCAGCGGACCCGCGTGACAGGTTTATGAGCGATCCTTCCCGCCGGGAGGGCGGCCCATCCGGAATCGCTTGCGTTTGCAAGCGGATGAGCGGACCATTGATGTCTTGCCGCCGGCGGGGATGCCCCGGATGGAAGAGATATTGAGCAGCATCGCCCACGCGCCGACGCTGGCGCCGCTGTGGCGCCAGATGACCCGCTATTTCGGGCGCCACGGCTTTGGCGCCGTGAGCTATTATTGGCTGCGTGCAGGCACCAATCTGCCGGCGGTCGTCCCGCTGCAATATGGCTTCACCCGCGAGCAGCGGGCGGTCTATCGCGCGTTCGACTTTCAGCGGCTGGACATCGGACCGCGCGCGGCGCTGGCGGCGGGGCGGCCGATCCGCTGGAGCGAGGTGTGGCGCGGATCGGACGTCACGGCGGAGGAGCACGCCTTTCTCACGGCCTTGCTGGCGGCCAAGATGACGGACGGATTCTCGCTGCCCTGCTACGGGCCCAACGCGCGCAACGCGGTGGTCGGCCTCGCGCGGATGGGCGCCAAGACGGACACAAGCGCCGACCACCTCGCGCTGCTCCACTTTGCGGCGGAGGCCGCACACCTGCGAATTTGCGCGCTGTTTGCCGACGAAGCGCCGCGTGAGAAGCAACTCTCGGCACGCGAGAAGGAGATTCTCGACTGGGTCGCGCGCGGCAAGAGCAACGGGGTGATCGCCGAGATCCTCCACATCGCGCCCGGCACGGTGGATACCTACATGCGGCGCATCTACGAGAAGCTGGAGGTCTCCGACCGCACGTCCGCCGCCGTGAAGGGCGTGGGGCTGGGGTTGATCGCGGCCTGAGGCGCGGCGAAGGGGATGGGGCGCACGCGCAGGAGCGGGGCGTTCCTTTTGCATGAGAGAGGATTGGCATTCCTGCGCAGGCCTCAGCGCAGAGCCCGACGCCAATGCGCGATCGCTTTGGGCTTGTGGCTGCGCGGCAGCACGGCATGGTCTGGGTCCCTGGGCCTGTGGCGGTGGCCTGTTCGAGCTGGGCGATCGTCGGCATCGGACGAGATCAGTGCGAAAGCGGGCGCGCGACCGGATGAGCTCGTTGTCGCAGGCGCACGGTTTGGCTCGACCTGAAGAGTTTCTGGCGCCGTGCCGGCGTGCTCCGACGTTGCTCGAAGCAAACGGAGTGGTGGCCGCGTTGAGCGTGGGATGAGGGGCCGGTTCGGCCCGGTGGTGGGATGTCGCCCGCCTTCCCGATGAAGGGCTCCTAGGGGCGCTCGAGGCCAGTCCGTGCAGGAGCAGATGTTTCTTTCGGAAGGGCTGGCGGCTCGTTTGAGGCGCCGGCGCTTTCACTTTTTCCAAGACCGCCGCTCCGGCGGCATTGATCCAAGGAGACCGCCATTGAGATGGTTTGGACACAAGGCTGCGGCGCGTGTGCCGCGGCCGCCGCTGGCGCGCGCCTGGTCAGGCACGCATCTGGGCGGCGGCGGTAACTGGCCGCAGGGCTATGAAGCGCAGCTCAAAGCGGCGGTGCTGGTCAATCCGGTGGCGCAGCGGGCGCTGCGGCTGGTGAGCGAGGCGGCGGGCAGCGTGGCCTTGAGCGCGACAGCGGACGACCCGGCGCAGGCGGTGCGGGCACTGCGGCTGGTGCAGGCGCGGCCGGCGGGGCAGGGGTTGGTCGAGACGCTGGCCGCGCATGTGCTGCTGCACGGCAATGCCTATGCGCAGATCGGCCATGGTGCGGACGGGCAGCCGGCGAGCCTCTATGCGTTGCGGCCGGACCGGGTGCGGATCGAGCAGGACGGGCAGGGCTGGCCGGCGGCCTATCGCTACCGTGCCGGCGAGCGCGACGTGCGCTACGCCAGCGAGGATGCGGCGGGGCGCACCGCGATCATCCATATCCGCGCACTGAACCCGGCGGACGACCATTATGGCCTCGGCTGCCTCGGCGCGGCGGCGGGTGCGGTCGCCATCCACAACAATGCGACGCGGTGGAACAACGCGCTGCTCGACAATGCGGCGCGGCCTTCCGGTGCGATGGTCTATGAGCCGAAGGATGGCGGCGTGCTCTCCTCCGACCAGTTCGACCGGCTGAAGGAGGAACTGGCGGCGGCCTTTCAGGGCAGCGACAATGCCGGGCGGCCGATGCTGCTGGAGGGCGGGCTGCGCTGGCAGTCGATGAGCCTCTCGCCGCATGACATGGATTTTGTGGAACTGAAGGCGGCGGCCGCGCGCGACATTGCGCTCGCGTTCGGCGTGCCGCCCGTGCTGGTGGGGCTGCCGGGCGATAGCACCTACGCCAATTATCGCGAGGCCAACAAGGCGCTATGGCGGCAAAGCGTGCTGCCGCTCGCCGACAAGATCCTCGGCGGGCTGGCGCAGGGGCTGCAGCCGTTCCTGCCGGGGCTGCGGCTGTGCGTGGACCTGAACAAGGTGCCGGCGCTGGTCGACGAGCGCGCGCAGCTCTGGGACCGGGTGGCAGGCGCGGACTTCCTCTCCGACGCGGAGAAGCGCGCGATGCTGGGGCTGGACGGGCAATGCGCGTGAGCGGGGCAATGGATGACGACGCCCCGGTGCGCTTCGCCGGCTATGCCGCGATCTTCGACAAGGTGGATCAGGGGGGAGACGTGATTTCCCCCGGCGCCTTCGCGGCGAGCCTTGCGCGGCGCGGCGGCGAAGGGTTGCCCTTGCTCTGGCAGCACCGCGCCGACCAGCCGATCGGTCGGATTGCGCTGGCCAGCGAGGACGGGCGCGGGCTGCGGGTGATCGGCGCGGTCGAGGGCGCCAGCGCGGCGGCGCGGCAGGCAGCGGCGATGCTGCGCGCGGGCCGGATCGACGGCCTCTCATTCGGCTATCGCGTGGTGGCGGCAGAGGGCGAGAAGCCGCGCCGCCTGGATGCACTCGATCTGGTGGAGGTGAGCCTGGTGGCGCACCCGATGCAGCCGTTAGCGCGGGTGCACGCGGTGGCGTGAAGGGCGCTCTCCAGCGTTGCGGAGAAGAAGGCGACCCTTCGTCAAGCTGAGGGTGAAGGCGGCTCTTCTGACTGGAGGGTGATGGCGGCCCTCGTGGGCGCCATGCGCGGGCATGGATGCAGGTGTGCGGGGGCCGGTTTCGGTCCCCTGTTTTTTTGACCGAAGGAGACGTGACCTATGCTGGAAGTGAAAGCCAATGCCCTGGAGGAGAGCTTCGATGCGGTCCTCCAGGCCGAGCGGATGAGCGGCCTTGAGGCGCGGATGGATGCCCTCGACGCGACGATGGAGGCGCAGGCGGCGCGCGGCGGGCGGCCGCCGCTCGACGGGGCCAAGGGCAGCGCGGTCGACCCGGCGCGGACGGCCTTTACCGAGCGCTATTTGCGGCGCGGCGTGGAGGCGGGCGTGGAGCTGAAGAGCTTCTCGGGCGCCAGCGGCGGCGCGGGCGGCTACGCGGTGCCGCGCGAGATCGACGAGATGATCGAGGTGGCGCTCAAGGCCATCTCGCCGATCCGCGCCGTCGCCAATGTCGTGCGGACCGGCAGCGCGGGCTATCGCAAGCTGGTGACGACCGGGGGCGTCGTCTCGGGTTGGGCGTCCGAGACGGGGGCGCGGGCGGAGACCGCCACGCCGACCTTCCAGGAGATCGCACCGCCGAGCGGGGACCTGTATGCCAACCCTTCCGCCACGCAGGCAATGCTGGACGACGTGCAGTTCGACGTGGAGGGTTGGCTGGCCGGCGAGATCGCGCAGGAATTCGCGCGGGCCGAAGGGGCGGCGTTCGTCAATGGCGACGGCACCAACAAGCCCAAGGGATTCCTCAAATATGCCACGACCGGCGAGGTGGACGGGGTACGCGCCTTCGGCACGCTGCAATATGTCGCCTCCGGTCAGGCGGGCGGCTTCCCGACGACCAGCCCGCAGGACAAGCTGATCGACCTCGTGCAGGCGCTCAAGGCGCCCTATCGGCAGGGCGCGGCCTTCGTGATGAACTCGGCCACGCTGGCGCGGATCCGCAAGTTCAAGACCAGCGACGGAGCCTTCCTGTGGCAGCCGAGCCTGGCCGCAGGGCAGCCGGCGACCTTGCTCGGCTATCCGGTGATCGAGGCCGAGGACATGCCGGATATCGCGGCGGATAGCCTCTCCATCGCCTTTGGCAACTTCCAGCACGGCTATGTCATTGCCGAGCGGAACGAGACGAGCATCCTGCGCGATCCGTTCACCAACAAGCCGTTCGTGCAGTTCTACGCCGTCAAGCGGATCGGCGGGGCGGTGACGAACAGCGAGGCGATCAAGCTGATGAAGTTCGCCGCCTCGTAAGCGCGGCGAATGGCCAAAAGCCGTGACGGCGCGCAACGCGGTCACGGACCCGCGCCATGCCGGATACTCCCCGCCGGCATGGCGCTTTTTGTTTTCCTCACGCGCGAAGGAGTGTTCCATGACCGTGACCATAGAGCCAGCGCCGGTGCCGGCGGCGCCGCTGGCGGCCCTGAAGGCGTATCTCGCCATCAGCCTGCACGAAGAGGACGCTGCGCTGACCGGCCTGCTCCACGCGGCGAGCGAGGCGGCGGAGCGCTATCTCGGGCAGTTGCTGATCGCGCGGACGGTGCGCGAGGTGCTCGGCGCGCGGCGTGTCTGGCAGCGGCTGGCGATCCGACCGGTGAGCGCGATCACCACCGTGGAGGGGCTGCCGGCCGAGGGCGCGGCGTTCACGCTGCCGGTGGAAGGCTATGCGGTGGATATCGACGGCGGCGGAACGGGGCTGGTGCGCGTGCTCAACCCCGGGGCGGCGGGGCGGGTGCGGATCGGCTACACGGCCGGGCTGGCGAGCAATGTCGATGGCGTGCCCGAGGCAATCCGTCACGGCATCGTGCGGCTGGCGGGTGACTATCATGCGCGGCGCGAGGGGCTGGAGGCAGAGCCGCCAGCATCGGTAACGGCGCTGTGGCGGCCCTGGCGGCAGGTGCGCCTGTCATGAGCGGCGCGGTGGTTGTGCGCGCCGCCATCCATGCGGCGCTGGGCGGCGATGCCGAGTTGGCCGCGCTGGTCCAGCAGGTGAGTGACGGGGTGCCGGCCAAGGCCAGCGCGCCGTGGTTGCAACTGGACGATAGCGCGGCGACCGGCTGGGGTGCGCGCGGCGTGGACGGCATCGCGCTGCGCCAGCCGATCCGCCTTACCCTGCGCGGCGACGATGCCACACGGGCCGAGGCGGTGGTGGCGCGGATCGAGGCGGTGCTCGCCGCGATGGAAAGCGACGTTGGCGGCTGGCGGATCACCAGTCTGCAGCTGGACCGCGCGCGGATCGTGCATGGCCGGGCCGGCTGGCGGGTGACGCTCGATTACGCGGTGCGCGCGGCCCGGCTGGCCTGACGCGCGGCGACTTTCTTCCCTCTGAATTGCGAAAGGATGACCCATGACAGTGGAGAAGGGCAGTGCATTCCTGCTCAAGATCGGCGACGGCGGCGCGCCGGTAACGTATGAGACCGTCGCCGGCATGCGCACGACGCAGGTCTCGGTGAACGGCGAGCCGGTCAACGTGACCAGCAAGGATTCGGGCGGCTGGCGGCAGTTGCTGCCAGGTGCGGGGGTGCGTTCCGTGAGCGTCTCCGGCGCGGGCATCTTCACCGGATCGGCGGCCGAGATTCGGCTGCGCGATCATGCCCTCGCCGGCGCGATCGACGATTATGAGCTGAGCTTCGAGAGCGGGGAACGGCTGCGGGGGAAGTTCCTCGTCACGCGGCTCGACTATGCCGGGGACTATAATGGCGAGCGGACCTATACACTCAGCCTCGAAAGCTCCGGCGCGGTGAGCGCGCTGTGAGCGGGGCGGCCAATCCCGCGCGGGGGGAAGCCGCGTTTGCGGTGGCGGGTTGCGACCTGCGTCTGCGGCCGAGCTTCGCGGCGCTGGTCGCGGCCGAGGGCGAGGTGGGGCCGCTGCTGGCGCTCGCCGAACGGGCGGCGCAGGGGCGGCTGACGCTGGCCGAGATGGAGGCGCTGCTCTGGCATTGCTGCGCCGAGCGGCCCGAGGGGCTGGCGCGGGAGCGGATCGGCGAGGCGCTGGTGGCTCAGGGCGTCGGTGCGGCGATGCCGGCGGTGCGGGCGATCCTGCGGCAGATATTGCTGGGCGGCCAATGAGCGGCTTTGCGGAGGCTGCGCGGCGGCTGGCCGGGCAGGCCGGGCTGCTGCTCGGCTGGCGGCCGGAGGAGTTCTGGGCGGCGACGCCCGAAGAACTGGCGAGCGCGCTGGCGCCGCTCGGCGAGGCGATGGGCGTAGATGCGCCAGTGGTCGACCGCGCGCTGATCGCGCGGCTCAAGGAGATGCACCCCGATGGATGAGGATATTGAGGACCGCACGGTGGAAGTGCGGGCGGACGTGGCGCGGTTCACGCAGGATATCGCCGAGATGCGGCAGGCGCTGGAGGGACCGCTGGTCGCCGGCGCCGACAAGGCGGGCCGGGCGATCGAGGCGGGGCTGCTGCGCGCGGCGCGCACTGGCCGGCTGGGGTTCGAGGATCTCGGCAAGGTGGCGCTCTCCATCCTCGCGCAGATCGCATCGGCTGCGGTGCGGCAGGGGCTGGGCGCGCTGGGTGTTGGCGGCGCCGGCGGCGGAGGAGGCGGAGGCCTTCTTGGGCTCGCGGGCGGTTTGCTCGCCGGTGCGCTCGGCCTCCCGGGACGCGCGACGGGCGGATCGGTGGGGCCGGGTCGGGCCTATCTGGTCGGCGAGCGCGGGCCGGAGCTGTTCCTGCCGACGAGCAGCGGGCAGGTGATGCCGGCCGGCAGCGGAGCCGGGCGGGATGTGCATGTCGCGATCACCGTCAATGGCGGCGGGACGGAGGCGCCGCGTGCGCTGGCCCGCAGCGCACGGCAGGTCGCGCGGGCGGTGCGCGGGGCGCTGGCGGAGTGAGGCGTGCAGGTTGTGCCTGATGTGTCTCGATTTTGCTGGATGTGAAGTTGCGTGGGCTTTGGCGGAGCATCGGCTTTGGACTCTTGCGCCGGCCCCGTGGGTGTTGATGCGGGGGTTGGTCCTCCGTTCGTATCGAGCGGAGCCGCGAGGGATCAGGCCGGGCGCGGACGGGCGAGCCAGGCGCCGACGAGGGCACCGAGCAGCTTCAAAGCCAGCGTGCCGATGACGGCGGGGACGAAGAAGCCCCGGAAGGCGACCAGCGCGCCGTCGATGAGGACGTAGAAGCCGAACACGGCGATGGCGAAGACCCATGGATTGCGGTCCGGCTGGCGGCGCGAGACCAGCCAGACGAGCAGCGCGAACAGCAGTGGCCCGGCGATGCGGGTGGCGACGGTGGAGAGGGCGGGCGCGAGGGCGACATAGTGGTCGCGCGGATGGCCGGGGTCGATGGCGACGCTGTAGAACGAGACCGTGGCGAAAGCGCAGGCAAGGTCCAGCGCGAGGATCAGGATGGCGACGCCGAGCGCCTTGACGAAATCGACGGGCAGCATGGCGGCCTCCCCCGTGGTGCGGGCCGAGGATAAGCGCGGCGGGTGGCGGCGTAAAGTGGCTGCTGGCGCGCGCGGGATGCGGCGGTGGCGGATCGGCGTTCGGCGTTCTTGGGAGGGGGCGCTGGTCATCGAGCGTGCGTCGGGCCGACCTTGGTTCAGCATCCATCGTGCCAGCAAGGTCCGGTCGCGAAGGCGGCATGGATGCTGAAACGAGTTCAGCATGACGCTTTACGATCGGCGGTTTTCTATCCGTCGCCTGCCGACCCTTTCCAGCGGTCGACAGCCTGGCCTCGTCCGCCGCGAAACACAGGTTCATGATCAAGGAGAAGCGGAGCATGACCCATTGGCTGGCGGAGGCGCGGCGCGATCAGGAGATCGGGGAACTCAAGCGGTTCGCGGCGCCTTATTGGACGGTGGATTTCCCCAGGCCGATGATGGCGTCCGTGGTGACGCAGGGTGCAGACGGGCTGCGGGTGGATGCGGTGTTCCGCGGCTCGGGCGATCTGGCCGGGCTGATCTGGGAGAGCGCGGACCGCTGGGACCACCCGCTGCTGCGCTATGCGACGGTGCGCGACTATGCGCATTGCACGCTGCGGTTCCGCTGGCGGAGCGGCGGGGTGAAGCCGCTCGACGCGATCGACGGGCCAACGCTGACCATCGAGGGGCGCGATGCGGGCGGTGCGGCGCGAAGCTGGTACGTGCGGTTGTGGAACTATGCCGAGGGCTCGCCCGAGGATGCCGTCATCACCCTGCCGTTCGACGCACTGAGCGGTGGCTTCCTGCTGCCGGGAGAAGCCGACCCGGTGTGGCCGGGCGATATCGACCGGATGTTCATCTCCATCGTGCCGCCGGCCTATGATCGCGGAACGAGCGTGTTTCCGGCCGGGGCCGAGGGGTGGGTCGAGCTGAGCGCGATGCGTTGCGACGGCTCCGGCTCGGTGCTGACCGTGGGCGATGTGATGGTGCCCGAGCACGGCCTCTCCATCGCGACCGGCTATGACGACGCCTACAACCAGACGCCCGAGCGGATCGTGGGGCAGGCGCTGGCGCTCGGCTATCGTGGCCCGATCAATCATTATGTCGGCATGAGCCACTTCATGCGGCTCGCGCCGGTGGCGGGCGGGTTCGAGGTCACAGCCGGCGGGGAGGTGCTGAACACGCCGTGCGCGCGCTGGCACGCGGACTTTGCGGACTGGTGCAGAACGCTGGGGTTCGAGCTGATCCTGTCGCTATCCTATGAACTGTTCGATGCCTATTGCCCGGCGGCGTGGAAGCAGCGGGCGTGGGACGGCGCCCCTGCGCTGACCGGATGGGAGCCGCCCTCGACCCTGCTCTCGCCGGCCAATGGTGCCGCGATGGCCTATCTCGAGGCGGTGGCGCTGACATTCGCGGGGATCGCGCGCGATGCCGGCCTGGCCGTGCGGTTCCAGATCGGCGAACCGTGGTGGTGGATCATGCCGGACGGGCGGCCGTGCCTTTATGATGCGGCTGCGAAAGCGCTGTTCGGTGGGTCGCCGCCAGAGATTGCGACGATGCGCGGGGCGCTGAACGGGGCGCAGACCGCGCTGCTCGATGCGGCGGGAGCGGCACTGGCGGCCTCCACCACGGCGCTGGCCGAGGCGGTCCGGGCGGAGGCGCCGGGGGCCGAGCTGCTGCTGCTTGTCTATCTACCGTCTGTGCTTGATCCGGCGATGCCCGAGGCGCGGCGGGCGAACCTGCCGGTGGGCTGGGCTACGCCGGCGTTCGACCGCTTGCAAATCGAGGATTACGACTGGGTGACCGGCGGGCAGACGGCGCGATCGGAAACGGCGCGAGCCCTGGTCGATGCGCGGCTCGGCTATCCGCCGGGCGAGCAGCATTATCTGGCGGGCTTCGTGCCGGCGGGTTTGTCTGCCGAGGAGACGCAGACTGCGTGGGCGCGGATCGCCGGGGCGGCGGAGGCGGCGCGGGCGCGCAGTCCGGCCGCCATCTTCATCTGGGCGCTGCCGCAGGTGGCGCGCGACGGTTTCACCTTCTTCAATCTTGCGGGAGAGTCGGACGTGCAGGCTTTCGACGATGTGTCCTTTCCCCTCGCCATCGGCCGACGTGCGCAGGTGGCGCCGGCCTTTTCGACGCGAGTGATCGAGAGTGTCTCCGGGCATGAGCAGCGCAGCACGCAATGGGCGGACGCGCGGTTGAGCTTCGATGCGGGACCGGGGGTGCGCTCCGAGGCGGATATCGCGGCGCTGATCGCCTTTTTTCGGGCACGGCGCGGGGCGGCGCGGGGCTTCCGGTTTCGCGATCCGTTCGATTGGGCATCGGGCACTTTCGGTGCGGCGCCGGGGCCGCTCGATCAGGTGATCGGCACGGGAAATGGCAGCACGACCGGCTTCCGGTTGTGCAAGGCTTATGGCGTGGGCGCCGACGCGCAGGTGCGCATGATCACGCGGCCGGTAGCGGGCAGCGTGCGGGTGGCGGTGGAAGGCGTCGAGCAGGCGACCGGGTGGCGGCTTGGGGCGCTGGGCGAGGTGCGGTTCGACACGGCGCCAGCGCCGGGCGCGGTGATCAGTGCCGGATATCTGTTCGACGTGCCGGTGCGATTTGCCGAGGACCGGCTGGAGATCGACCGCGAGACGTTCGCGGCGGGCGTCGTGCCCTCGGTGCCGTTGGTGGAGGTGCGCGAATGAGCGGGGTGGCGGAGATATTGGGGCAACCGCTGTGTGCTTTCGCCTTCTGCTGGCGTCTGGAGCGGCGGGATGGCGTGACCATCGGCCTCACCAGTCACGATCGGCCGCTGGAGGTGGCGGGGCTGCGCTATGCGGCCGCGCCGGGCATCACGCCGAGCGCGTTGATGCGTGGGGGCGACGGCGCCTCCGACCTGGCCGATATCGAAGGCGCGCTGAGCGCGGCGGCGATTACCGAGGACGATCTGGATGCGGGGCGGTGGGACGGGGCGACGCTGCTGCTCCACCTCACCGAATGGACCGAGCCCGGCGTTCTGTGGCTGGAGCTGGCGCGAGGCACGCTGGGCGGCGTCGAGCGGCGGGACGGCCGCTATGCGGTGACGCTGCGCGGAGCCGGGGCGCTGCTCGACAAGGCGGTGGCGCCCGTTACCAGCCCGACCTGCCGGGCGCGGCTGGGCGACGGCGCGTGCCGCATCGACATGCGGCGGCACCAGCGGATCGTGCGGACGGTGGACGTGGTCGGCGATCGGCTGCGCTGCGCGGGGCTGGGGGCGGGGCTCTACCCGTTTGGCCATGTCCGCTGGCTGGGCGGCGCGAATGCGGGGCGGGTGCAGATGATCGTGGATCAGGCCGGCGACGATCTCTTCCTCGCCGAGCCGCCCGCCTTTCCGGTGACGGCGGGGGTGCTCGCGCTGCTGGTCGAGGGCTGTGACAAGCGGCTGGAGACCTGCACGAACCGCTTCGCCAACACCGCGAATTTCCGGGGTGAGCCGCATCTGCCGGGGATGGACCTGCTCACCCGCTATCCGGGGAGCTGAGCCATGGAACTGCATGAACGCATTGCCGCCGAGGCGCTGGCGCTACTCGGCGTGCCGTTCCGGCTGCACGGCCGCTCCGCGCTGACCGGGCTGGACTGCGTGGGGCTCGCCGCGCTGGCGGTGGTACGGGCCGGCGGGCGCATCGGCACGCTGCCGGACTATCGGTTGCGCGGGACGAGCCTGGCGCGGGCCGAGCGCGCCTTGCGGGCGGCGGGGTTCGTGCAGGTCGAGACGGCGGCGCCGGGCACGCTGCTGATGGCGCGCAGCGGGCCGATGCAGCTCCACCTGATGATCGCGGCCGGGGCTGGGCTGGTCCATGCCGATGCGGGGCTGGGGCGCGTCGTGCTCATGCCCGCTCCCTCGCCCTGGCCGGTGCTGGGCCGGTGGCGGCTCACTCCCTCCAGCGGGCAGGATTAACGCTATGGCTACTCTCGTTCTCACCGCCGTTGGCACGCTGGTCGGCGGACCGATCGGCGGCATGATCGGCGCGCTCGCCGGGCAGGCGATCGACGCGCGGATCTTCAAGCCGGCCGGGCGCAGCGGGCCGCGCCTCAACGACCTGCAGGTGCAGACATCACGTTACGGCACGCAGATTCCGCGCATCTATGGGCGCATCCGCGTGGCGGGCACGGTGATCTGGGCAACCGACCTCAAGGAGAGCAGCGCCGCTAGTGGTGGCGGCAAGGGCCGACCGAGCGTCACGACCTACAGCTACTCGGCGAGCTTCGCGGTGGCGCTCTCGTCGCGGCGGGTCATGGGGATTGGGCGGATCTGGGCGGACGGCAACCTGCTGCGCGGGACGGCCGGTGATTTCAAGGCGCCGGTGGGGGCGTTTCGCCTGCATAGGGGCGATCCGGACCAACTGGTGGACCCACTGATCGCCGCCGATGTCGGGCCCGCCCATGCGCCGGCCTTCCGGGACTGCGCCTATGCGGTGTTCGATGGATTGCAGCTGGCCGATTTCGGCAACCGCATCCCCTCGCTGACCTTCGAGGTGATTGCCGATGGCGGATCGCTTGGGGTTGCGGCGATAGCCTCCGACCTGGCGGGAGAACCGATCGACTATGCGGGGGATATGCCGGAGCCCACGCTCTCAGGGTTCGCGGCCGACGGTGCCGATTTGCGCGATGCGGTGGGGCCGCTGGCGGACATTCATGGGCTGCTCTGGCGCGATGGAGACGGGGCCGTGACACTGGCGGCAGGCCAGGACAGCGCCCGCGAGATCGGCGCTGCGGCGGCGATCCGGACAGTCGACGGCAAGCTGGTGGTCGCGGAAAGCCGCCAGCGGTTTCCCATCGAGACGGTACCGGTGCGTCTCTCGGTGCGCTATCACGACCCCGAACGCGATTTTCAGGCAGGCATTCAGACGGCCGAGCGGCCGGGGCCCGGCGCGCGGCAGGAAAGTATCGACCTGCCCGCCGCGCTCTCCGCCGGCGCGGCGCGGGGCCTCGCCGATAGCGGCCTGCGGCGGGCGCTGCGGGAGCGGTTGCTGGTGCGCCGCGCGCTCGGTTGGGCGGCGCTCGATCTGCATGTCGGCGACGTGGTGACATTGGCCGACGAGCCAGGCCGCTGGCGGATCGAGGCCAGCGATTGGGACGACATGGCCGTGAGGCTGACGCTGCGCGCGCAGGGCGGCGGCACGCGCGCGGCCGCATCGGCCGGCGACCCGGGGGCAGCGCTTCGCGAGCCGGATCTGGTCCAGGGGCCGACCCGTCTTGCCATCGTCGAGCTGCCGCCGGACGGCGTAGGGCTGGCGACGGCTCCCACGGCTTTCGTGGCCGCGACCGGGACGGATGCGGGATGGCGGCGCGCGCTGTTGCTGCGCTATCATGCCGGACTGGATGGCGCCGAGCCGATTGGCCGCACCGCGCCACGTGCCGTCATGGGGGCGACGCTGAACGCGTTGCCGGACGGCGCTCCTTGGAGGATCGACCGGCGCGGCGCAGTGGAGGTGGTGCTCGACAATGTCGCGGATGCGCTGACGGGCGCGGGCGACGACGCGCTGCTCGCCGGAGCCAATCTGTGTTTGATCGGTGACGAGGTTTTGCAATTCGGCGCGGCTGAGGCGCTTGGGACCGGGCGGTTCCGGCTGTCGTACCTGATCCGGGGCTGGCACGGCACGGAATGGGCCTGCGCGGGTCATCACGCTGGCGAGCGGTTCGTGCTGCTCGACGCCGGCCGCCTAGCTCCGGTCGCGCTGATGCCCGCCGATATCGGGCAGATGCTGGATGTGCGGGCGATTGGCAGCGGCGATTCGGTGCCGGCCGAAGCCATGCGTCTCATGGACGGGCGCGCCGCGTTTCCGCTCGCGCCAGTGCATGGGCGGATCGCGAGGGACGCTAATGGCGATCTGGCGATCCGCTGGGTGCGCCGCAGCCGCATCGGCTGGGCGTGGGCCGACTTGGGCGATGTGCCACTGGGCGAGGAACGGGAGGCCTATCTGCTGCGTGTCGTGGCCGCGGACGCCATCCTGCGCAGTTGGGACGTATCTGATCCATTCTCGACGTATCAGGCAGGGCACCATGCCTTGGACGAGGCGGCGGCAGCGGGTGCGCCGTTGCGGATCGAGATCATGCAGCGCGGCACCAGCGGCCTCAGCCGGCCGCTGGTTCTGCTGCTTCCCTGATGATTCAGCAAAGTCGAAAGGATGCCGATCATGATGCAGACTGATCGTCTGGGCTTGCCGCTGCTTGCGGCGGGGCAGTCGCAGAAGGAAATTACCCACAATGAGGCGCTGGCGCTCATCGATCTGGTTACCCAGACGGTGGTGGAAAGCGCGGACGTCGCGATGCCGCCCTCTCATCCGGAAATCGGCCAGTGCTGGGCGATCGCGGAGGGAGCCCACGGTGTCTGGACGGATCGGGACGGCGCCATTGCCGGCTGGACGTCGGCTGGCTGGCTGTTCCTGTCCCCTGCGGCCGGCTGGCGCGCGTGGGTGCGGGACCGCAACCATATGATTCGCTTTGATGGCACAGCATGGACGGATGAGCCGGTTCGCGGCGATGGCATCTACATCGATGGGCTGAGGGTGCTTTCCGCGCGGCAGAGCGCCATCGCCGCGCCATCAGGCGGACCTGTGCAGGACCTGGAAGCGCGCGACGCCGTGGTCGCCATCCTCTCCGCCCTGAGGACGCATGGTCTTATTGATGATTGA